GTGACTTTGCTATTGCATTGGCTGAAGAGTTTAAACAACAGGTCAGTGGCTTTTCGATAATATATTATAAAAAAGAGGTGGGAGGGTTATGAAATGTCCAAAATGTAAGAAAGACACACTGAAACATGTCTGTGATCATGTCCACGGAATACCAGGAGCAATCATGAGAGACAGTGAACGATTTGAATGTAAATGTGGTTTTTATGCCGGAGATAAAGAAACAGCAAAAAAGAATAATCTTAAATTGATTATGGACACATAACGTTTAAAGTAACGGGTATTATTCAGAGTCGGTTGACTTTGAGAAACTGTGACACATAACGGCCGCAAGATGGGGCAACATAACACCGGAGATAATCCCGCCAATCTACAAGGATTTTAAACTGGGTTTTCTTGCCGGGGTTGAGCATGAAAAGGAAGAGCGGAAGGATAACAAGGAAGCTATGGGGCGGAGGTAGGTATGGCGTGTGAAAACTGTAGGCCAAGGGAGGCGGGCAGTATTGCTTATTTAACAGAGGATGGGTTTTGTGCCACCTGTGGTGACAAGCTTGTTACACCGACAAGAAACGTAATAACAGCAAATGATCTTTGGAAAGAGTTGGTGAAATTAATCGATATGCCAAAACACTGTATAAGCTTCACCATCCACGCACCCGCTAAAAACTTGCCAGTGATTATTGACGCTGAATGTTCTGTGGATCAGGGAACCGGTGAAACGTTTACGAAAAGATACAATCTTGTTGAATGTGACGATTGAGTCTAAGAAAGGCAAAGGAAAGACGATTAAGGACGTTCTGCTTCGGAGGTAGGCGTGCCACAAAGGCCAAGCAAACATGCAAGCGAGGGTGAGACCATGAAGCATTGGAATGCAAACATAAAAGAAATATGGGGAAAGTGGAGAATCAAAGGGCTTGAGTCTGACATGATGAAAATCATAGAAGAGTTAAAAGCAATTCCAGACGAAGACACTATTACAGAGATTATTGATAAAGAAATAGACACGGCTCTGAAAATAATAGTAGCAAATCCTTGCTGGGTAGTAGGACGGAATATTGGTGAGATTGAGAATCTTGTAGACGTTAATGGCGAGATAACTATGCGGCTTAGTCTGGATTTTATACCAGGGAGTATCGACGGTTGGCCTGATGAAGTAAGAGAAAATTGGGCATCACACCTTGAGGACTTGGCCAGGAAGATAAGGGATTGATATGCCACAAAGACCAATGAAACCATGCAAGCGTCCAGGTTGTCCAGCTATCACAAGAGACAAGTCAGGATACTGTGATGAGCATCAGGAGTACCAGAAGGAACAGAAGAAGCAGAAGCATAGAAGCTATGATCAGGCAAGAGGGAAGACAGCAGCCCGTGGATATGACGGTCAATGGCGTAAGGTTGCAAGGATCAAGTTATCAAAAGACCCATTGTGTGAACCTTGCCTTTCACAGGGGAGAACTGTAGCAGCTGCATTACCTCATCACATTAAGTCAGTAGAAGAACACCCTGAGCTTAGGCTGGTTATGGATAATCTTCTGTCTGTCTGTCGTTCGTGTCATGAGAAGATACATAAAGGGGAGGGGACATCTTGATCTCTACAGCTTTTTTTTCTGGTGACCGAGTGGGCAATTAAATTCTTACGAGCGCAAGTTAGGTCATAGGGGGAAATATGCCAGGACCAGCACCAATGCCAACCAAAATTAAGCTTTTAACAGGTAATCGAGGGAAAAGGCCCCTGAACGACCAGGAGCCGGAACCAGAGGGGAAAATACCTGTAAAACCACGCATCCTCCAAGGGATTGCAAAGACGGAGTGGAAACGAATCACCAAGGAATTGCATGGCCTTGGCTTGTTGACTGAGGTGGATCGTACGGCTTTGGCTGTGTATTGCCAGAATTGGCAGCGATGGTGTGAGGCTGAGAAGGAGTTAGAAAAAGGAGGATTAGTTACAACGACAGAGAAGGGGTACATGATGCAAAATCCGTATGTGGCAATAGCAAATAAAGCGGCAGAGAATATGAAAAAATTCCTTGTCGAGTTTGGCATGACACCGGCCAGTAGATCAAGAGTAAAAGTCCCGAAGAAAAAAGAGAAGAAAACTGGATTTAGTGACATTTAAGTGAGAGATTATGTCCAAATAGCTCACCAGTATGCACTGGATATCGTTTCCGGTAAAATTCCGGCTGCAAAAATAACGGTCCGGGCCGCACAGCGACAACTTGACGATCTTGAACGCCAGGGCACAGAGGATTTTCCATATTTGTATAATCCTTACCTGGTTGATGTTCATGGAAAAGAATATTGCCCTGCTGAAAGAATATGTGCCTTTGCAGAGCAGCTGCAGCATGTCAAAGGTGTTTGGAAAGGAAAGAATATCTTTCTCGAACCATGGCAGATATTTTTTCTGGCTACCCTGTTCGGTTGGGTGCATCAGTCAACAGGAATGCGCCGTTTTCGTGAATGTTACTCAGAAATTCCACGAAAAAACGGTAAATCAGTGCTTGGTGCTATTATTGGCCTGTATATGTTCTGCGCTGACAATGAAGGAGGCGCGGAAGTCTACTCTGGAGCAACAACAGAGGCGCAAGCGTGGGAGGTTTTCAAACCTGCCAGGCTCATGGCAAAGCAGAATGAGGCACTTTGTGACTTTTATTCTGTTGAAATCCACGCCAAAGACCTAAGCACATCCACCGATTATTCAAGTTTTCGGCCACTAATCGGAGATCCGGGAGACGGTGCAAGCCCCCATTGTGCAATTATTGACGAATTTCACGAGCACAAGACGCCAAATCAGTACGATACGATGACAACAGGTATGGGGGCGAGGAGTCAGCCTCTTCTTTGCATTATTACAACTGCAGGATCGAACCTTGCGGGCCCTTGCCATGGTAAACGGGTCCAGGTTGTAAAGGTTCTTGAAAAGATATTTGAGAATGAAGAGATATTCGGCCTCATTTACACAATAGACAAAGACGACGATTGGCAGGATATAGAAAACTGGAAGAAAGCAAATCCTAATTATGGAGTTTCCGTTTTCCCTGATTTTCTCAAGGGAAGACTAAAGACAGCGCTACAAGATCCGGCAAAACAAAACATCACACGTTGTAAGCATCTCAACGAGTGGATGAATGTTGCCACTGCCTATTTTGACATGGCAGCACTTGAAAAATGTGTTGATAAGGAACTTATTCTTGAAGATTTTTCCGGTGAAAATGTTTGGCCTGGATTGGATCTTGCCTCAAAAGAGGATCTTGCCTCAAAAGTGAAAGTTTTCAAAAGGACCATAGACGGCGATGATCACTATTATGCTTTTTCAGATTTTTACCTCCCACAGGAAGCAGCAAAAGGAGAAGATAAAGCACATTACGCGGGGTGGGCAAGCGAGGGTTGGTTGACGCTCACCCATGGTTTCAGGCTTGATATTGATCAAGTTGAAACAGACCTGAAAAAGGACGCAAAACAGTTTGAAGTGGTGGAAGTGCCGCACGATCCTTGGAATGTTGCTCAAATGGCTGCACACATGGAAGATGCAAATATTGAGATGGTTGAAGTAAACCAGACGGTAAAAGAATTATCAGAGCCTACCAAGGAGTTAAGCGCCATTATCCGGGATGGGAAGTTTCACTATGATGGGAACCCGATTTTAAAATGGTGTCTCTCGAATGTCGTGTGTCAGGAAGATACAAACGAAAATGTGAAGCCTAAAAAACAGATCGGCCAGGAACACTTAAAAATTGACGGAGCTATCGCCCTTATCCTTGGGTTGAAGCGTGCCATGGTTGGTGAAGGTAAGAAAGTATCGAAATATGAAGAAGAGGAAATGATAATATTATGAGTGATGAGCGAGGAAGACAATTAAGTGTTTCACAGGTAGCGAAGCGGATAAAAAAAGGGCACTCTACTGTTTATCGAATGAAAGACAAAAGGCAAATACCATTTTTCAAGGGTGGGGCCAAACAGGGTTTGTACACGTATGAGTTATATGTTGAAAATTGGATAAAAGAGCGTGAGGGGGCGTTTTACCAGTAAAATCTTTACCAATTTTCCCAATCTCCCCAATCTTCCCACTTTCCACACAAAAGAATAGTTCCTGTGGCATACAATATGTATGTTGCAGCGCATAAAATCATTTTTCACCAAATCTGGTGGAACCAAAATACTGACATCGGCTGACCTTGCAGATTTGCTTGGTTCTGGTGGCGGTACGTCTGCAGGTGTAAATATTACACCATCAACAGCAATGCAATGTGTTGCCGTCTTCGCTTGTGTACGTATTCTTGGCGAATCTCTTGGCCAGCTCCCTCTTATTCTCTACCGAAAAACGGCAATAGGAAAAGAGCGGGCAATAGATCACCCCCTATATTCAGTCCTTCACGACAAACCAAATAGTTATCAAACCTCTTTTGAGTTTCGTGAGCTTGGCATGGCACGTCTCAATCTTCGTGGCAATTACTATTGCTTTATCAATTGGGTCGGCACTGGCAAAAAACGCCGTGTTTATGAACTGCTCCCCCTTTCTTCTGTAACCGTAAAGCAAAATAAAGATTGGGGTCTTGAATACAATGCCAATATCGGAGGAAAGGTTGAGGCCATCCCTCCCGGTAATATCTTCCGAGTGATGGGTCTTTCTCTTGATGGTTACACGGGTATTTCTCCAATTTCTTATGCAAAAGAATCAATTGGGCTTTCTCTGGCCACAGAAAAACATGGCGGTACTATTTTTAAGAATGGTGCCAGACCATCGGGCACTCTTAGTCACCCGCAGACTTTATCTGATGTAGCGGCCGGAAGGATAAAAGAGCGGTGGAATGCAGCCCACGGAGGCAGCAACCAAAGTGGTACTGCTGTCTTGGAGGAGGGGCTTGTATATTCCCCAGTCTCCATGACCAACGAAGATGCCCAATTTTTAGAAACACGAAAATTCCAGAAACCTGAAATTGCGTCAATCTTTCGGGTGCCTCCTCACATGATCGGCGACCTTGAAAAATCTGCTTTCTCGAATATCACACAACAGGCTCTTGAGTTTTCAAAATATACAGTGTTGCCATGGGCTAGGCGTTGGGAACAATGCATAACTAGGGATCTTCTTTCACAGGAAGACCGTGACCAGGGGTATTATGTAGAATTCCTTCTTGATGGTATTGAGCGAGCTGATATCCAAACTCGCCACTCAGTATATCGGTCAGGGATAAATTCTGGAATCTATTCGCCTAACGAATGTAGAGCGAAAGAAAACTTAAACCCATACAAGGGCGGCGACACTTACCTTCGCCCCTTAAACATGGCCCCTCACGACCAACCGCGCCCGCAAAAGAGCATTAGTACAAAATCAACATCTTCAGTTGCTGTAAGAAACGAACTCCGAGAAAGATATCACAAGCGTTTTCTGTTGGCGTCTTCTGCCATGGTGAGCGCTGAAGTCGCCACGTTGAAAAAAGCAGTTAAAGAGCATACCGACTCCAAGAGTGTCGAAACTCTCTCCGATTGGCTGAGGGGCTTTTACAAAGATTTCACGATCAGTGAAAACCTCAAAAAACTAACAAAGGAGTACCTTCAGAAAGTTTCAAAAGCTGCCCTTACCGACACCCCGGAAGAAACCATAGAAAAGCTTGAGGTTTTTATTGCTGATTACCTCGAAGGCTTTCAGAAAAGACATATCGATTCAAGCCTTGGTCAACTCACTGTACTGATCAGAGACACCGAACAGGCAGAACTAGCAGAAATCCTTGATACCAGATTGTCAGAGTGGGACGAAACCAGAGGCAATAAAATAGCGGGGCAAGAAGTTGTCCAAGCATCAGAAGGTGTCTCTCGTTTTACTTGGGCTGCTGCTGGTGCCATATCACTTGTTTGGGTAGCACAAGGTTCTAAAACCTGTCCGTTCTGCCAGCAACTTAATGGAAAAACAGTCGGAATTCTTGATGCGTTTATCGGAAGAGGCGAGTCAATCACCGCCGATGACGGATCTGGAATGAAAGTACACGGAAAAAAATTCCATGCACCAATCCATAGAGGTTGTGTCTGCACAACTGCACCGGGATTCTAATTATGAAGAAAAATTATTTAGTCAGACCACTGAAAGTGAAGAGCGTCAACGATGATGGAACCTTTGAAGGCTACGGTTCGGTGTTCCACGTTGAGGATTCATACAAAGATGTGGTTGTCCCTGGAGCCTTTGTGAAATCCATTGCCCACCACAAAACAAAAGGCATGATGCCAGCGCTTCTATGGCAGCACAATAGTTCAAAGCCTTTGGGTGTGTGGGAAGAGATGAAAGAAGATGAACATGGCCTTTTTTGTAAAGGTCGATTGCTCATTGAGGATGTGCAGCTTGCCAAAGAAGCACATGCGCTCCTGAAAGCAGGCGCCATTTCTGGTTTGTCAATCGGTTACAGAACCATCATTGATGAATATGACCGTGAATCAGGGATTGTAACCCTGAAAGAGCTTGAATTATGGGAAACCTCCCTCGTCACCTTCCCGGCAAATGATGCCGCCAGGGTAACAGGGGTGAAAAATATAAGAGACTTTGAAAAGTTCCTGAGAGATTCAGGCTATGCGAAGTCAGAGGCAACCCGCATTGCCTCCAACGGATTTGAGCGGAGAGAGTCTGCTGCCGATGATGCGGAACTTTTGGAAACTGTAAACAACAATATTTCTATTCTTGGAGGATAGATCATGGACAAACTGAAAGAACTCCTTGAGAAACAAGGAAAGGCATTTGAAGCATTCAAAGAAGCTAACGACTCTCGATTGAAAGCTGTTGAGGAAAAAGGTAATTCCGATCCCGTTCTTGATCAGAAAGTTGACAAGGCCAACGAAGATATTGGCAATATCCTGAAACAGATAGAAGATATTCAGGCCAAGGCTAACCGACCTAATAGTGGTGCAGACTCTGGAAAATCTCAGGAGGTGCTTGACCATGAAGAAGCTTTTACCAAATTTCTTGTAAAGGGAACCGACGAAGGTCTTGAGGGCCTTGAAAAGAAAGCACTCAACGTCACAACCGACGCCGATGGTGGTTACGCCGTACCGGAAGAGTTTGACCGCAATATTCTTTCTCTTATGCGTGATCAGTCACCAATGCGCCAGGTATGCAATGTTATTCAGGTTGGGACCAGTGATTACAAAAAGCTGGTTAATCTCCATGGCGCTGGTCATGGGTGGGTTGATGAAGATGATGCACGCCCTGAGACTGATACGCCAACTCTCGCAAGAATCACCCCATTTATGGGGGAATTATATTCAAATCCTGCCGCTACACAGACAATGCTCGACGACTCGTATTTCAACGCCGAAGCATGGTTGCTTGATGAAGTCACATCGGATTTTGCTGAAGATGAAGCAGATGCATTCCTTAACGGAACTGGTACCAAGCAACCAAAAGGTATCTTGCAATACACCTCTGCAACCACCGCTGATGGTGTTCGGGCCTTTGGCCAACTGCAGCATGTAGTAACTGCCGGTGCAACTGCTATCAGCATGGACGAGCTTATCGGCCTTCTTTACACACTTCGCAAAGCTCAACGTAATGGGGCAACTTGGATGGCTAATGGTCAAACTTATGCGTATTTGCGAAAGCTGAAAGACTCTAACGGTAATTATCTGTGGCAACCATCAACACAGGCAGGCCAGCCTGCATCATTGCTTGGTTACGGTGTGACGGAGAATGAAGACATGGCTGATATCGCCACTGGTGTGGTCTCTGTAATGTTCGGTAATTACAAACGCGGCTACACAATCGTTGATCGCATGGGTACCAGAACTCTTCGCGACCCATTTACCAACAAGCCATATGTTCATTTCTACACCACCAAGCGTGTTGGCGGAATGTTGGTTGATTCTGAGGCTATCAAGCTTCTGCAACAGGCGTAAGGTTGTTTTTTTTACAGTGTGCCGCCTAGACAGCACACTGTTCACTTTGATGAGGATTATGAAAATGGCAAAAGTAACATTAAACGGCGGTCTCAGGTTTAAGGGTAAAGCCTATAAAGCTGGGAAGTCAGTTGAAGTTCCAAGCGACGCCCTAAAAGCAGCAAAGGCCAGTGGTTTGCTGGTCGACCCAAAGGCCAATAAATCTAAAGGCGATGCGCCAGAAAACAAATAACCAGTGAAAACCGTACTCAAAACAGCGCCCGCCGCACTAGCGGTGTCAGTGGATGAGATAAAGGCTCATTGTAGAATAACTTCGACTGTTGAAGATACCTACCTTGAAACCCTGATCAATGCAGCCACCGAGCATGTCGAGCAAATAACAGGCCGAAAGCTGGTTAGCCAGACTTGGAAACTGTTGCTTGACGAATGGCCGGGAGACGCAGAAATTACCCTGCCTTTCGGTGAATGCTCGGCTGTAAGTTCCATTAAATACACTGACAGTGACGCTGTTGAAACCACATGGAGTGATTCCGACTATGTGGTTGATACTGATTCTGTTCCTGGGCGTGTTGTTATTGGGTACGGCTTATCTTGGCCAAGCGTTGAACTGTTGCATGTAAACCCCATAGTCGTTGAGTTTGTTTCTGGTTATGGGGGTGCCGATGCGGTTCCTGCAGCACTGAAGCACGCAACAAAGCTGCTCGTTGGACACTGGTACGAAAATAGGGAGCCTGTTGTGCTTGGAACAATTGTAGCAAATATTCCCTTAACTGTTGATCGGCTTATATGGCCGTTTAGGTTGTTTGGATTTTGATATGAGAGCAGGAACCCTGAAGCATAAAATAGAAATTCAGCAAAACGATCCTACCCAAGACAGTACAGGGGCCGAGGTTGAGAACTGGACTGTTTTTGATGAGACTTGGGCGGCTGTTTGGCCGGTATCTGCGACCGAGCGCTTATCCATGGGCAAGTTGCAGGGGGAAGTCAGTCATAAAATCCGCATCAGATTTACGGCAGGGGTTACCTCTGCCATGCGGATTTTATTTAAAGGCCGAGTGCTTGATATTATGGCACCTCCAATCAACAAGGATGAGCTCAATGAATACCTTGATATGCTTTGCAGGGAGGTTGAGTAGTGGCAAAGGTCGTCGTGAAATTCAGTGGCGATACGGTGATTAGTAATCTGCGTACAGTGATTGAAGCAAAGTCACTTGAGGTTGCAGAATCTGTTGCCAGTAATGCCAGAGCTCTTGCCCCGGCAGAAACCGGAGCGCTTAGGAGATCCATTAAGGCCAAAAAGTCAAAGTTCAAGAACGGAGGTGCAGTTGTTATCGCCGGAGGAGGGGACGAGTATTACGCCACTTTTAAAGAACTTGGAACATCCAAAATGGCGGCAACCCCTTTTCTTCGTCCTGCAATTGAAATGAGCAGAGCAAAGGCAAAGAGGCTCATTATGTCAGCTCTGAAAAACGGTGCAAAATGAAAGCAGTGTTTGAGGCCATAACCGCAAAAGCGAGTGGCAGCAGTCTTTCAACAGACCTTACAGGGGATAGCTTTTTTTTAAACGAAGCGCCAAGCGGTACCGCGGCCCCTTATGGCGTGTATCAGCTTATTTCAGATGTTCCAACCTTTACCTTTGACACAACTGGTGAGGAAATTCTGATTCAGTTCAGTTTGTATGCAGAACAGCATCAGGTTCTTGACTTGTTTGAGGATCTGAAAACGCTTTTTGATAACTGCAAACTCAATATAACAGGCTACAGACTGGTGACGATGGAACGGGAATTTTCCCGTTTGATTAGTGATCCGGATACAAGCCTGAAACATTATATGGCGCAGTACAGGCTGCTCATAGAGAAGGAATAGGAAACAATGAAAACGCAAAAGAACACAAAGGTTTGTGGGAAATGTGGGAAGCGTAAAAAGCTGACTGAGTTTCCCGAAAACCGAAAGATGTGGGCAGGTGTCTCCACCTGGTGCAATAGTTGCCATGCTGGGGAAGCCCCAACCGTAAAAGAAACACAAAACAAAGAGGATAAATAATGCCTACTTACAACGGACGTGAGGCAATGGTTACCGTGAACGCCTCAACTGCAGAGGCAATTGTCACGGAGATGAGCAACTGGGATCTTTCCATCAATGTGGAAGAGATCGATACCACCGCTTTCGGTGATGGCTGGGGCAAGTCAGATGTTGGTATGAAAAAATGGAGTGGCAGCTTTTCAGGGTTTTTCGATCCTAAAGACGCAACTGGTCAGGCAATTATTAAAGCTGCCAGAGATTCGGGCGATCTACTGCCGGACATTCGCTTTTATGTGCAATATTCTGAGACATCGGGGGATGAGATTATTTACTTCACGCCGGATGTTGCTGCTGATGCTAATGCAGGTGCTCGAATTACCTCCATGGCAATCAAGCAGGATAAATCAGGCGTTGCCTCACTCAGTGTGTCTTTCACTGGATCAGGGCCAATTGCTGAGAAAGTTGAAACCTTACCATAACCATTTCCCCAACGCGTGGGAGGTCGGGTCGCTCCCGGCCAACTCTTGAAGAGTAGAATATGAAAAATGAATTTGCAGTTGATCTTGAAGATTTAAACCCTGGTGTCTGGTTTTATTTTGATGAGGATAAACCTGAAAAAGGCGGCTTTTGTGTGCGGCCATTGGATAGCGACACGCTTGACACTATCACTAAAGAGACTGTCACTAAAAAGACTGTTTTTAAGAACGGTAAACGCCAAGTAGTTCAGGACGTGGACACAGATAAGGATAGGAAACTGACTATTGATTATACCCTACCTGACTGGAAGGTTCTGGATAAAGACGGTAATGAGATCCCCTGTACTATCGAAAACAAGATGTCTCTGATTTCCAAGTCTCCATGGCACCAACGGTTTTTTACACACTGTCTTAATACGGCACTAGATATCGAAATAAAAAACCAGAGGAAAGCGGCAAAAAACTAATTGAGTACGTCTCGCGGAAGGCGGAAAAGATATCGTGCGAGACGTGCATAAAATTTTACGACAGAAGAAATAAACCGCCTCCATGCGATGAGTGTTTGCCGGAACTGCTTCCGGAGAATGAAAAAGCATTAGTTGCCTACAATCTAGTAAGTGTGCAAACCAGAGATTTACCGGACGGCAGGCCAAAGGATATTGATTTGAGCGTGGTGTTTGAGGTGTTGAAAATCCATGGTTGGTACAACCTGAATCTTTTTAACAAGGTGGTGAATCTATGCCGCCACATGATAGGACAACGGCAGAATGGCTAAGGGCTCAAAAATAGGATCAATGTATTTTTCAGTGGGTGGAGACCTTGCCCCCCTGGACAAATCGCTTGATTCTGCGAAGTCTAAAGCAAAGTCGGCAGGCAAAACGATGTCCTCCGCTATGGACAAGGCCAAATCAGGGGCGGTTGCTCTTGGCGCGGCGGTCGGTGTTGCTGCTGCAGGGATTTATGCTTTAAACAAAGTGATGAATGAGGCCCGTGCCCTTGCCAACATTCAGGAAAAAGAAGAACGAAAGCTTGAGGCAGTATTGAAAGCCACAGGTCATGCTGCTGGTTTTTCTGCTCAAGAGTTAAAAAATCTCGCTTCACAGTACCAATCTGTAACAACAACCGGAGATGAGGTCATTCTTTCCGGTATGTCCATCCTCGCAACATTCAAGAACGTAAGAGAAGAAGGGTTTGAGCGTGCCACCATGTCTGCGCTCGACATGTCTGAGGTTATGGGTACCAGCTTAAATAGTTCCATGACCATGCTTGGTAAGGCGCTGAACGATCCGATCAAAGGGCTGTCTGCTCTTACTCGCGTTGGTGTCACTTTCAGCGATCAGCAACGAGAGCAAGTCAAGGCACTGCAAAAATCCGGGAAGATGTATGAAGCACAAAACATCATCCTTGAAGAGATGGAGTCTCAATTCGGTGGCGTGGCAAAGGCCATGGCAGACTTACAAGGTGGGTCCCTCAAACAACTTAGCAACACCTGGGGAGATGTCCTTGAGAAGATCGGTCAAACCGAAACACAAAACCAAGACCTGACAGATTCGTATAAGGAGTTGAATGAAGCATTAGAAGACCAGGCAAATAATATTGCGTCGTTATTCGAGGGCTACGGAGACGGCAAGGCATTTTTTGTTGATCTGCTTACTTCAGTTGTCAATATGGCAGATGATGTGCAGTTGATGAACATTGCCCTTATTGATGGCTTTGTGGAGGGGTGGGTATCGGTTAAATACGGCGGCAAAGAAGCGGCGCTGACTTTAACCTCAGCTTTTGGTGTGGCAGGAGATGAGATTTTGGAAGCCTGGGCCAGAATGATTGACGGTATGGCCGAAAGTCTTGATTCCATGTCTTTCACAATCACCAATCCTTTCGGTGACGATTGGCAGATAGGTTTTGATTCTGCAACCGCTGCCATGAAAGGTCATGCTGACAATCTGCGTGGCGCCTCAACTGCAACCGAAGATTACCGAGAAGCGTCAGCCGCACTCGTCAGCGAAAAAGAACATGAATTGCAAATCCACAATGCAACCATTGATTCCATGGTTGATGAAGTTCTTGGCCTTAGTCAAACGATTACCCAAAAAGACGAGCTTACAGGGTCAACCAAGGAGCTGTCCTCAGCCCTCGTTGAAGAAAAAGACAATTGGCAAGCTATTGCGAAAGCAAAATATGATGGAATGCAGGTAGGCTCTACTGACGTGTTCATGGGCGCACAGGCTGCAGACAACCGTGCTGAAGAAGCCATGAAAGCAATGGAGGACGAAGCGAAAGCAGCCCAAGATTTAGCGGCAGACCGAGCTAGTGCATACCGTGACATGTTTGGCGATATGGAGCACAGCGCTACCGAGAACTTTAATCACCAGTTAGGCTTGCTCAATCTACAAAGAGAAGAATACAACGCGTTAAAACTTGATCAGCTTAAAATTGACGAGTGGTACAACGCAGCCGTTTCAGACCTTGACGACGAAAGGCTTTTAAAAACTGGCGATTTCTTTGATGGTATGCGCCTTGGGTATGAACAGTTACTTGATGATCAGATCACTTGGGCAGAAGCTGGACAAGAAATCTTTACAACTTTTGCTGACGAATCGAGGGAGGCTTTGTCCTCTAATCTGTTCGATGCGATGCAGGGTGATTTTGACAACCTGGGGGACGCATGGGAAAGCCTTTGGCAAACCATGCTTAAAACACTTACTGACATCATTGCAGAGATGGTTGTTGCTTGGGCCGCTGCAAAAGTTGCAGATGTCGCTTCTGCTTTTATTTTCCATGACGGAAAATGGGACGTTGGGGATACTTTTCTCGGAAACAGAGGATTAGCAGCAGATGAAGTGCCAGCAGTTTTACAAATGGGGGAGATGGTTATTCCCCGTGATGACGCTGAACGGATTCGACAAGGACTTGATGGGAACTCAAGTATAGATGCCTCTGGTTTTGATGGCCTTGTGGAAGCGGCCAACAGTCAAGGAATTGACATGGGCAACTTCGGGGGGCATTTAGCCAGTGAATTTGGCAAAGATGCAACCCTGGGCGCAGGATATGTCGCAAGCGGTGGAAACGTAGGGGCTGTTCTCGGTGGGATTACGAGTCCAGCGAACCTCGCGAGCAATATCACCAACGCACTTGTAGATACTGTCCTGGACGAATTGGGCATTGATCCTACAGCGCAGAACATAGGCGGTCTTTTAGGGCATGTTGGGGCAGCCGCAGCAGGTTTACCAGGTATTGCTGGTTCTGTTGCGGGGCTTGCGGCCTCTGTTGGTATTGATGGCTTAATAGATACCTTTGATGTGCGGGCTTTGGAATCCATAAAAGATGAAGTGGAAGCAAATCTTGGGCATTTCGCTGGCAGGATGGCTTTTTCAGATTTCAACGACACCATTTCAGACAAGCAGCACATGATCGAGAATGTACCTGGTCTCGACGAAGGCCAAAGCAATCTTGATGGCTACTCAGACATGCCCGACTCTGACGACCTGGGCGACACTCCAGGTATGGCACGATATGGTGGTGTCTTTGATGGCCCTGATTCTGGCTACGACATGGTTCTGCATAATAAAGAAGCTGTCATACCAATGCCAAACGGTAACTCAATCCCTGTCGAGATACGTGGAGGCGGTAATAACTCCTCGCAAAACATCTATATCGAATTACCGATACACCTTGACGGGAAAGTGATCGACACAATTTCCCGAAAAATGGTTGTTGTTGCGGACACTCACATAGTCGATCGTGCCGTTGCGGGCGTCCCAGAGACACAAAGGGTGGCCCACTGATGCCTATATACATAACCGCAACCATAGGGGCAACTGCCCACACATTAAGCACAGAGTTTCTTGTTGAAGCCTCGTTTTGGGATGCTGAGGTGGTTCGGGTTTCTAATCTGAATACGGCACTTACTCACGACCATGGAGGCTATTACAAGCCGAGTTTTGGTACTGTTGAATTTTTACCTACTCCATTTAGCACAGATTGGCCCCCACCGCAAAAAATCGACTTAACAATTGAAACCGGAGCCGATGACAGCAGCAAGGACTTGATCTGTAACGGCACTGGAACGCTGAAAAGTTACGATCAAGTAAGCGTGATTTACGATGTGGCCGGGCCACAGTTTGACATTGCTGACGATTCAAAAGTATTTTCCGGTACTCTTGTCGATGCTTTTACCTGGGCTTGCGGAGCTGCTGTCTTGAATTTAACGCTTGATACCAGTTTGGCGCGTTCCCCTTCTCCTGCGATTTCTAAAACAAACGATTCTGAAGCTCTTGTAATTGACTTGATGGCAGACGCTGCAGCTTTCTTTTCTCATGCTTTCCATATCGTAGACGGGACTTTGTTTCTTGTGGATCTGCTTGACTCCGATGCCACTCTTTCATTGTCTGAATTTGAGTTCACCCCGGCAAAATATCAGGGTGGGAATGCTGTGAGCCTCGTAAAAGGCGGTGACTATTTTGTTACAGGTTCGGATTCTTCAGGGAAAGAATATTCAGTCAATTCGGTTTGGCATTCAACACAATCAAACATTGAAGCAGCTTTGGCAGATATCAAGACAATAATCGAAAAAGGAACAATTACTCTTGAAGTCGCAGCAATCGAAACAGAGGTAGGATTCAACACAGAAGTAACCGCTTTTGACGAATCACTAATCAACGATATCACCTCGGTTTTTAACGTTCACAAGAAAAACATGAACATTGGCGCAGATAGAGAGACTTTAATAATTGAGGGGCGAGGTACTATTTCGTGAAAGTAATAGCTGAAAACAAGATTTCCTCAATTACCGCAAGTTCTACGCTTACCGGTGGGTATACGACAGCAAACTTGTTGACCGGACACCCTGGAAAACCATGGCAAGCAGATCACACACATTCAGGAACTCTCACTTTTGACATTAAGGCTGGAAGTTCTGGACTTGTTCTTTTTAACACAAATGCCTTATCAGTCGAGGCTTCAATCTATGACCCGACTGTATTTGAGCTTGCTTCTGGTTGGTCGCTTGCCGACGGTTGGTCTTTGGCTGCCGCAAATTATCCGTCAAATATCATTGTTCAAGAGCTTGACGGAATTACGGGGGCTGTATGGATATCATGGAACCCCATAGACGCGGCGGTCTTTGTCCAAGTGACTTTACAGGCACAGGTTGGCCAGACGTTACGAGTCGGTGAGGCCGTAGGCGGCTTGGCTCTTTGCTTTGTGAATCCGCAATGGGGAGTTCCTGAATCAGAAAAAGATTATTCAATTAACAAAGACCTGAGTAACGGAGAACTTTACACAAAAGACAGGGACGTGGTTCGGACGTTTGCAGGAGAGTTGATAGTTAAACGGGAAGACGACTTCTATACATTTATGCAGCAGGTTTCCAGGGTTATCAAATCCAGACCTACCGCATGGTGGCTGGTTGACCATAATAATGATTTCCGGTGGGTGGTTTACGCACGAATGACCAAACGCCCACAGGGTAAACACGCACATATTCGCCACTCAAGTATAGAGCTGGCTTGGCAGGAGGTAGTTTAGATGGCAAATATTTTACACTTTGCATACGGAGTTACAGGCGGTGGAGCCTCTGATCTTGACGGGATTCTGCTTGCTTCGATTACTGATGGAGATATGTGTCTTGTCGGTGACGGAAACGATAGAACATATGCCTACGATGCTTCAGAAACAGCGGTTGAGTCGAGCCCTAATATAATTAATCCTGACGATAATACAGGTGATGGCCGGTGGATACTTCAGAAGCAGTCAGGGGTGCCGATTGGAACAAGTATTGAATGGCGAACCGATACCGTACCAGATGATTATTTGGAGAATGATGGCTCTACTCTCGACACCACCGTATATGCCGCACTGTTCGCAGTGTTTGGCTATATGTACGGAGGCAGTGGAAGTTCTTTTAATCTTCCTGACGATAGAGGTGAAGGGAAACGTGGTTACGATCATGGTCGTGGTGCTGACCCTGACGCCGCAAGTCGTACTGATCGAGGTGACGGCACCACAGGCGATAATGTTGGAACTAAACAGGCAGACCAGTTTAAATCCCACAATCACTCCACATATCACTATCCCGATGGTGACGGTATTTATGGTGGTACAGGGGGGTCGGGTGGGATAACTAACCAACCTACTGGGGCAGCAGGCGGAAACGAAACCAGAGGCAGGAATATTTCTGCTATGTACTGCACAAAATTTCAATAAGGAGCCACCATGCAAATATACAACTATAGCAACATTACCGGGGAATTTCTCAGCGATTCAACAGCTCGACTTGACCCGATTGGCCAGCAACCAATGATTCCAGCTTACGCGACACTAACCCCACCACCATCAGCAGGGAATTTTCAAAAAGCTGTGTTTAGTGGTGATGCTTGGACGTTAGTTGAAGACCATCGGGGGAGGCAGGTATGGAACACTGAAACGGTAGAACAAGGGATAGTTAATGAGCTTGGCCCTTTGCCGGAGAACGTAACTGTACTTAACCCGTCAGAAATTGTGTACCCAAAATGGGAAGGTGGCACTTGGGTTACAGACAGATCCAAGGTGTTGTTCGACGCCCTTGATAGGGTGGACACAACAACCAATGAAGTGATTGAAACTAGCTGGATTTATCCTGACGAAAACGGGCAAAAGATAAGACTTAACAAGGAAGATCAAAGCAATTACGAAGGTGAAAAAAACCTGTATGCGGAACTTGACTACGATGGTGTAGATGTTTCAGCATTTTTCCCTGTTGAATTGAAGGTATGGACAAGGGTTGACGGTTCTCCAATCATGTTACCAATGTCAGACCTTGCAGCATACAAGACGTTTATTCGTGCTGGAAAATCACATATTAAAGCCAAGTTGCAAGAGGGGTGGATATTAAAAGTTCAACTTATTGCAATGACCCTTGAAGAACTGTTGGCTTGGACAGATCCAAGAATTTAAAAAGGAGCAATACTGTGAAAAATTTAATCACACTGCTTGCAGTGCTATTTATGCTCGGTGCTTGCTCAACAGCAGACACAACCGGAAACATTACAGAGAAAGATTACAATATTCAATTTACCAATTCAGGTAGTGGAAATCTGATTGTTATTGCACCTACTGACATTGACGCAGTGACCACAAGCACCACAGAACAAACCACAGACAATGACCCGGCAACGGAAGTTTCCCCGTCAACTGCTTTGGGCTTAAACGGTTCTACAGCGTCACTTGCTGAATCTGGAGCCGAGATGGTGCTTGAAGGAATTACAAGCATGATCGGCGCAGGGCTTAAAAATCCTATCGTCCCTCCTGTGCAAAATCCTGAAATAGTGCCGCCTGTTGGCAATACAAAAGAAAACCTTGATTATCACGGCAGACATAATGGGGATCGTGCGACATGGTACGCCCTGAAAAATATGAGAGAGTATCCTGCTGTATTTATCCTGAATGTTGATGGGTGCCAGGAAGACTTAAAAGTAACCAACAACGGCACCAGATGGGAAGAAGGCGGCTATATCGCCAAGCAATCAGACGTTGAAGGCCGAGGAATGGCAATCGTTGCCCCAAGTTCATGCCTCAGTGAGAAGGCAAGCATAGAGTTCTGACATGGAAACAACAATGCTGAAATTCCACGGAATACAATATCAAGTCCCTGAAGGATTCGAGTTTCTTGATAAAGAAATTAACGAATATCCGAGTTTTTGCGGTGCTGGTGATGGCATTGGGGACAAGATAGTTCCTGAAGTTATTGGCGGTATGCGGTGTTCTCATATTTGCCATGCTCACGACGAATGCTGGAGCCTGTGCGAGCCTACAAGGGTTGCTTTTATCAAAAGCAATATGATGTTTGGATATAATCTGTCTGTGTACTTATCGACAGGGAAAGGCTTTTGGACAACAATCTGGAGGCTTGTAAAAGGTGCTGTATATGTTGCGGCTGTTTCAACTGTAGGCTGGAAGATTTTTAAGAAGATAAAACAAATAAAATAATAAGAGGTAAAAAATGAAAAGAATAATTGCTGCACTTTGTTTGGTCTTGCTGGCCTCAACCGCTTACGGATTTGAGAAGAGAGTTTTTACGGGATCAGGCGCAATAAGTGAAGAGATTGATTGGGGCGTGAGTAACGTGAAAGTAATTTCAGTTGAACTGACAATGAATACAGCCTCTGCAACTGCTGAGGATTTGGTTATTCGACAGGGAACAACGGGTGTAATTTACAACACTCAGGATATGAACACAGTCAAAGACTTTGTATTGGACACCTCAAGGGCCGTTAAATCTGGTGACTCCATGGGGATTACCTGGGCGAATACAAACGCAAGAACCTACACCTTGGAGGTGTACTATGAGAATCATTAAAACACTTTTCCTTGTCGTACTTCTTGCTCTCCCGGTTGTCGCATGGGCTGGACTTTATCTGAATGGAACAGCACAGACCGAAAACCCTGTTCCTGACGGTACCACAGAAGGTGACTTGCTATCTTGGGATGATACAGCAAAAATATGGGTGCGGACACAAACTCTTAGTGGGATTAAATTTATTCTTAATTCGGCAGAAACAAACCTCATGTGGGATGGTTCGGATAGTTACAAGGTTCACCTTGATGGAATCTTTGAACCAAAGGATGCTACAATCCTGAAGGATGCTGATATTGGATTAACGGTTGCCTCTGCTGACGGTGATGTTAATACGATAGAGCTTGTTTACTCAGACGTAAGTGCAACTGAAACAGGGAAGAACATTAGAATACCAACAGGATCAGTATGGACTAACGCTTACTCATGGTGTGATGGTGCTGAGGCTGTTCTCGTTTACGATGTGCAATACTCTGCTACCCTTGGTGGTACGTTTAGTAGCGCTGGAACCATTGCTCACAATGCTGCTGCTGCAACTGATACTGTAGATATCTCTGGCTGGACTGCTGCAGCTGCGGGTAGTTGGATTCATGTGGATATTAGTACCGCTGGCACTACAGCTACAGCTTGTACCCTTGCTATTCAATTGGAAAATAATTGATGCGCTGGTTATTCTTAGCACTCCTCTTAGTACCTGTACAGGCGTATGGGTGGGGTGTGGTTCATTATCAGGAGGTTGGTGGGGAACCAGTGGTTTGCGATACAACACCGTTTTACGAACATGCAGAGCATTCAACCGCATTTGATATCGGGGAGACAGCCTCTGCTGAGTATTATGCGGGGATAACAAACACCACTGGTAGCTCATTTGATGTGTGTTCTATGACACTTAACCTCGCAGAGGTTGGCGATATATCAGGAGAAACTATATACATAGAACTGTGGAACACCACTGGGGTTGATCTTAATAGAACTTTGACAACAAAAGTGGGTTCTTACGGTACTATTGCTGGCTCAGTAATCACATCATCTTTTCTGGATGTACCAGTAACACTTGACTCTGTTATGACCGTGGAAAACAACCAAGCGGTAGTTGTAACGCTGAACAACGAATCAGGGAACACCAACTACTTGCGATGGACTGCAACCTCGACCACCGTAAAGCCAGGGTATGAGGCACTGGCGTGGGATGTGAGTCTTAACGTAGTCCGTTTTGAGTCCACACCCGGAGCAGCAAGGGCAGCAATGTATGGGGTAGAATAGTGATAAGATATATACCTATCATTCTACTCATTCCATCTCTAGCTTACGGAGCTTGCGATTGTGGCTCAACAGGCCAAGCCAATCCCTGCGAAGGGCAAGCTATTAACGTGACGGTCACAGCAACAACAGCAGATTCAGTTGACTCTGTTTTCGGCTGGGCTTTCAATAGCAATAGTGGAGATGCGAGGTGTGGGCAGTTCGCGAATGGCGATTACTGGATAGCTCCAGCAGACGGAGAAACTGATGTAACCATTACTGCCATTACAGGTAGCGACTCCATAACCGCTGATGCTGATCCTGTTATGGAGTCTATGGGTTTGCTAAGTGGAGTAAATAATTACGGTAATTACAATGCCTCTGAGAACGTTGTTCCAAATCTTCCTATCACTTACACCTCCGTGACATCAATACTCGCTGCGATTCAGAGGGATGAAGGTGCGACAAGCCCATGCGGAACATCTGCTATCCTTGGTGAATGTGCCGATGCGTATAATGTAGTTACGATCCTTGCCTCTGTTCCTGACAATGCTGGTTCAACAGTGTTACGCCCAAACATGACAGGGGAATCGAAGGTGATGCTCAATCTTTCAGACTTTGACTTTACACGATTGCCTGAGAAATCATATCTAACAGGAACTACTGTAGCGGATTACGAAGAAATTAGGCAGAAGTGGTCACATAATACTGAAATATTCGGAGTGCATTATGATGTTTCATCAGGGTACTCCGAGGGTGGTAGAGCGTTTAGAGCTGCTACAATCGTTGATGATTATGGTGCGTCAGTATCTGTTGACTTCACTAATGACTTAATGAAACTATTCTCCGATGATGATCCGTTAGTGGAAAAACAGGCTGCTTTAGCGGCCATGCTGACGTATGGATTGGATCTTTATCATGATGTGCAAAATCAACCAGTAGACACCACAAGGTACTGGGGCCAAGGGGCTACACAATCAGCAGGCAAATATATGCCAGCGGTATTGATGGCCTCATTGCTCACTGACACCACGTACTCGACTGTGTTGAAAGGTGTTGGTGTGGGAGTTGGCAGTACAGGAACAGACATAGGGCCACATGAATTGGGGCAGGTTAATGAAGGAAATATTCGTCCTGTGTGGGGCGATAGGGGTACGTTATCAGGTACTTCGTACAATGGTGCCTATTGGGGTGCCTTGATAAATGGTCGATGTTATGACGGTGCTATAGGAACTTGTGTTACAGCACAAGGTAGTAAGGTACAAAAAGATCCACACGGCTACATAGATGGCCCTCAAGCAAGGCCGGGGGTTGAGTACATGGCAACTTCACTAGGGCCACAACGAGCATTCCTTGCTGTAATGTATATGATTCCAGAAGTTTGTGAGACAGTCAATTACTCTCGCTTAAATACTTATGTCCTTGAGTTAGAGGGGTATGGTCTACATACCGCTGACGATCCTTGTGTGACTCCAGATACCAGAGAAGACCTCGACGTATGTACGCCATACACTAACTCCGACTGTGTTTACTACGGAGTAACATGGGGGCCAGTTGACCCAACAGATGAGGATTCAGATTGTATTAAAGTAGCTACTCCCCCATACACGAAAGTTGGTAGGTTTACAGAGCTAGATGGAGATCCCGTTTCAATCGGTTACCCAACTACGCAAGTGGAAGCAAACTGGGATGCTATTGTAGCGGAAGGTATTTGTACCGTCCGTACAGGAAGCACCCAACAAGGAACAGGACAATTCCAAACAGGTACAGGAAGTTTAACAACACAATAGAGGGACAACATGGCAGAGACACTAGCATTTTTCAAAGGGGGCCGTTGTGGATATAGCGACATGGCTTGAAATAGGT